CAGACCCTAGTGGAAATAGGAAGCTGTCGAAGCCGCGCGAGCATGGGCCAAAAATAGACGCAGTGGTTGCCGCCCTAATGGCCGTCTACCCATGCGTCCATAAACCTGAGGAGATGGGCAGCGACCTGAGTTTCTGGGTGGCTTAGTGCATATGGCAATACCAGCTAATAACGTATTGACATAACGAAAATACCACACTATCTTGGGGTTCACCGGGCCAATATACCCAGATCTTGTGTAGTGATGAGTAGAGAACGGCCAGACAAAAAGAAACGATTAACCTCGGACAAAGGCAACGGTTCGGGCGCTTCAGTGCGCTCCGGTAATACCGGCAACGGCCGTCCGGGTGGACCTGCAATGCCTGTGGTTTGAAGCCGACCTCTTTACGATGGACGCCGCCGTTGAATGGGCGCGCGAACACGGCTTCGACACAGAAATCCTAAGGCAGCGCGAAGAGCAGGGCGCTGTATCCCACCACATAATCGTCCAATGGGAGCCCGATGAGGCACTCCCAGGGACGTTCCGTTCCAACTATGAAGGCTGGCCTAAAGGTATCTCAGCCACTTTCGCGGAGAGAGGATATATGGACCAGGAAAACACCAAAGCTTATTCCAAGTTAACGATTAAAACGCTGGATAACGGTGATGAGTTTTTCACCATTACAGGCATTGCATCTACACCAACACCAGATCGCGACGGCGACGTTGTAGAACCTAAGGGCGCCAAATTTGCCCTGCCGTATCCGCTTCTGGCTAGCCACGATCACGATTTGCCTGTTGGCGAGGTGGTCAAGGCGGAAGTAACGCCTGTCGGCATCGAGATCGAAGCCAAGATGCCAAAGAATTCTGGTCTTGATTATGTAGACCGTGCCATCAAGCAAGTGAAGGCCGGCCTCATCAAGGCTTTCTCTATCGGGTTTCGTCCCTTGCAGTCTGAGCCACTCAAATCCGGTGGCCGGCTGTTTAAGCAGATAGAGATCTTCGAGACCAGCCTCGTGGCAATTCCGGCCAATGCAGACGCTGGTATTGCGACCATCAAGAAATTCAGTGCTGAACCCTTAGACACCGATGAAGAGCTCTTCACATACGAGTCTGAGCGTCAGGACAGAATGGAGCGCGCGGCCGCTGCGCTTAAAAAAGCAGATGCCTTTCTCACGAAGTGAGTTTATGGCAATTCCACACACAGGCATTTAAGGAGACCAAAAATGTCTACTAGCGAAAAAATCCAAGCGGCCGAAGCTAAGGCCATTGAACTGAAGGATAGGCTGACTGAAGAGTCTAAGTCCTATGAAGAGGGCAACGAAGATTCTGGCGTTGTCATTGATGAACTGATCGAAGGCATCGATGCCGCTGAAGCGGAAATCAAGCGTCTTCGTAACATCGAAGAGCGTCTGAAGGGCAAGGCTGTGGCAGTTGATGCCGCTCCGAATCAGGCGCCTGGCATTCACACTATCAAGCGTATTGATCCTGTTGACCGTCTGGTCATGAACGCGGCCGCAAAGTTTGAGTCAGTTATAACTGGTAAGCGGCTTGAGGATGTCCTGGACCGTTACGCTGGTGAGGATGACACGGTCAAGGCTGTTGCTTCAGTGGTCAACAAGACTGTCGTTGCTCCTGCAATGACCAATGTTGAGGGCTGGGCGGCAGAGCTCACCAGGGAATCGGTTGCTGAATTCATGGAACTCCTGCAGCCAGAGGCAATCCTGCCTAACATGGGCTTGACTCCGATTGATTTTGGCAACTCTGCCAGCATCAAGATCCCTTACCGTGAGCAGACGCCGAATATGTCAGGTCACTTCCGGGCAGAAGGATCGCCGATTCGTGTTGCTCAAGCGTCTTTGAGCAGCAAGATCCTGACGCCTAAGACCATCGCGGTTATCTCTACGGCTACCGAAGAGATTGTTCGCCGGTCTACGCCTGCAATCATGGGTGAGTTCCGTCGTTGGATCGTAGAAGACACTTCTGTGGCTCTCGACAATGCGTTCCTCGCTAACTTTGCTGGCGACACTGTAACGCCTCCTGGCTTGCAGGGTATTGCAGCAGACACTGGCACCATCATCGACGCTACTGGCAAAGATGCTATGACTGTACTGGGCGAAGCTGTAGTCGCTCTGACGGCTAATAGCATGGGCCGACGCGCGGTATGGGTCATGTCAGAAGCCAACCGTATGGCGCTTCTGTGGGCCACTAACGCAGTTGGCGCTCCGATGTTCCCAGAGCTTGCTCAAGGCACTCTGCGCGGCTACCCCGTTGTCTCTTCGGTCACTTGCCCGAATGACAAGGTATGGCTGGTAGACACTGCCAACTTTGTGCTGGCTATGGACGCACCTGAGTTCATGGAGTCGCAGGAAGCTGCGCTTCATATGGATCAAGATGCATCCACTGTTGCGCCGATTGTCGCCGATGATGGCACTGCGGCGGTTCCTGTCAGAAGTTTGTATCAGACGTACAGCCGCGGAATTCGCATGGTGCTATTTACGGACTGGTCCGAACTGCGAGCAGGATCGGTTGTCGAGATCCAGAACGTAGCCTGGTAAATCTGAACGGCGGCCTTCGGGCCGCCTTTTCCTTTAGGAGGAATCATGATCGCTGGTGAAACTTTGTGGGTTTATAAGCGCACGGTTGAGTTGAATGGCAAGACCGGTTTCCAGCAGGTGATGGAACCGACGTACATGGCACTGGTTAATGGTGGGGCAGCCGAAGACCCGTCTGGGAAGAGTGCTTCTGAGCTTCAATCTTTTGATTACTGGAGTGAGCCTGTTTCTATTTCTCCGGGCCAGCCAGAGCCAGAGCCAGAGCCAGATCCCGAAACAGAACCAACATTGATTTAGTAGGAGCTTACTGTGCCTAAAACACTGTGGGTTTATAAGCGCACCATTGAGCTCAGAGGCGAAACTGGGTTTGTAGCGGTGCCGGATGAGTTTGTTGATGCAGCAGTTGATAAAGACTGTGCAGAAGACCCGAAGGGCAAAACCTCTTATGCGCTAAAACGCCGGGACTTAAAGTCTAAGCCTGTCTCTTTGAAGGCTAAGAAACCACGCAATAAGAAAGCCATCGACGCCGAATCGCTAGAGCAAGGCGCTCCCGTTCAAATGGATGCAGAGTCGGTAGATGAGCCTAAAGTCGAAAATTAAGTCATGGATGCCCTGGGGCGGAGCCGAAGGTAGCCAAAGAGGTCCGTTTTCCGGCTTTGGTGAGTACGGCAGCCGATTCCCTATGGGTTACATAGAGGATGGCTATCAGCGCAATCTTAGTATTCCTAAGGCTGATGGCCGTGAGATCCCGACTGCTTACGCATGTGTCATGGCGACTGCCAGAGCGGTTAGCCAGTGCCGACCTGTTCATAAAAGATTGGTCGCGAGTGATGAGTGGGAGACGGTAACCACTAGCGCAGCGTCTCGTATTTTCCGGTCGCCGAATTCATATGAAACCTGGTCGCAGTTCATCATGAACTCAGTCGCCCAGCTTATGTTTGATGGCGAAAGCTTTTCTATGGCATCGCGGAATAACCGCGGTGAGATCGTTAGCCTTGATAGAGCAGATAGCCGGTCATGCTCGCCCTATATCACGCCAGAAGAGAAAGAGCTTTTCTATGGAGTGGGCGGAACGAACCCGTTCCTTACTGATGATGTGACTGTACTCATCCCGGCTAGGGATGTTTTGCATTTACGCACCCACTGTCCGCGGCACCCCTTGATTGGGGAAGGCCCGCTGAGAAGCGCCGCCCTCGCCGCGGGAGTCAATGTTGCGCTCTCTTCCAGCCAGGCTCATTTCTTTTCGCAGATGAGTCGGCCAAGCGGCATTCTTTCGACAGATGCTGTCCTTAACCGAGACCAGATCGAAAGTCTGCGTGAAGCCTGGACCAAGCAGTCTCAGCGCATCGCCCAGGGCCATGTTCCGGTGTTAAGTGGAGGGCTTAAATTTTCCTCTATGCATGTCACTTCGCAAGATGCCCAGTTAATTGAGGCGCAGAGGATGTCTATCGAAGAGATCTGTAAGGTTTACGGTACGCCTCTGCCAATCATTGGCGATATGAGCCATGCCACCCTATCTAACGTGGAGCAAATGATCTCGCTGTGGCTCTCAGTGTCTCTGGGAAGCTTCCTGGAGAACCTGGAGCAATCCTTTACGAAGATATTCGATCTGCCTCCGAATGAGCGCGTCGATTTCGATACTCAGCCTCTGCTCAGAACTGACTTTGAGGCAAGAATTTCTGGTCTTACCTCCGCCATTCAAGGCGGCCTGTACACGGTCAACGAAGCCCGGAAGAAAGAGGGCTTGCGCCCAGTTGCTAACGGCGAAGATCCGATAGTCCAGCAGCAAATGGTTCCGTTGGGATTCCAGCCGGAACAGGTTGTGGCAGCGGCAGACCCGGTTGCTCAAATTGAGCCGCCTGAGGAGCGCGCCTTTAACGCACTGGAATTTAGGAAAGCACTCAGGAAATGAAAGATACCGACTTACAGACATTAGCCGGCGAAATTAACGCTTTCGTCAATGAAAAGACTGAGCCGCTTGAGAAGGGCTTGAGTGAAGTCGTAGGGCTAGTAGATGAGTTGTACCAGCAGCCGGCGCCAAAAGATGGCGCTGACGGTAGTCCTGGCCCGGAGGGGCCGCAGGGTGAGCAAGGTCTGACCGGGGAAAAGGGAGAGCAAGGTGAGCAAGGAGAAAGAGGCGAGCAAGGCCCAGCCGGAGAAAAAGGCGAGCAAGGCGAGAAAGGCGAGAAAGGCGAAGCCGGCCCCCAAGGTGAAGTCGGTGAAAAAGGTGAGCAAGGCGAAGTCGGCCCCCAAGGCGAAGCTGGCCCCCATGGTGAAAGTGGTAAAGACGGAGTCGGAATTGAAGTCGATGTCTGGGAAGATCGTGTCTACCGTGAGGGAGACCTTGTCCAATACCATTTCGGCCAGTATTTCCGCGCTACAAAAGATACAGCGCAAAATCCAGACCACGAGGATTGGGAAAGAGTAGGCAATGCAGGTTTCAGATTTGCGGGGGCTTACTCAGATGATGCGAAATTCCTGCCCGGCGACCTTTACGTCAAAGACTATGGCTGCTTTCTTCAGACCGAAGATGAAGCCAGGCTAATCGTTGGGCGCGGCCCTAAGGGTTTGCGCGGCCAGAAGGGTCGAGATGGGGTTGACGGAAAAGACGGCCTTGACGGAAAGGACGGCGCCCAGGGCGACTCCATAGTCGATGTTGAGGTAGAGAACGACCAGCTAATCATTTCGACCAAAACTGCGAAGGGCGATACCAAGACTTTTGGTGCTGACCTTGGCCCGGTGATGTTTGCTGCGGCAGAGATAACCAAGTCATATCACGCCTCAGAAGAGGAAAAGATT